CACGAGTATACACTCACTCCCGATTCTTCAACATCTAAGATTAACTTACCAAGCAACACGCTTAGAGTAGACTTAGACCCAGAAATTTATACAGACAGCGATCCAGTACAGCGTGGTCTTATTCTATACGATAGAAAGAAACACACGGATGTATGGACCAAGGAGGTTAAAGCCTCCATTACTTTTGATTTAGACTTCACAGACTTGCCTGAGCAGTTCCGACATTACATAACAGTTAAAGCAGCTCGTATCTTTGCTAATAGATTCTTAGGTAGTAGAGAGATAGAAGGCTTTGCTTTGCGGGATGAGATAGAAGCTAAAGCACGTGCGATAGACAGCGACTCTGAGAATGCTGATCGTACAATCTTCGACCACTACAGCGTACTTAGAGTTTTAGATAGATAATAGATATATGCCTCTGTTAGTAAACAGTGTTCCGAATCTCGCACAAGGCGTATCACAACAGCCTGACAATCTCAGGTTCCCCGGTCAGTGTGACGAACAGATTAATGCTTGGGCTACTGTTGTAGAAGGGTTGGTTAAGCGTCCGCCTACTGAATATACAAAGAAGATAAATAGCAGTAGTACGAATGCTGATAAGTTATTCACACACTTCGTTAAACGATCAGAGCAGAATCAGTACTGTGTAGCTGTATCGTTAGGCGGTATAGGTGTTATTAACACAGGAGACGGCACACAAGTATCTATAGCTGTAACTTCTATAGCTAACAGTTATCTGAGCTGAGGAGGACAAGCGTCGTTAGGTGGAGTATCTAATCCGTTAGCCGACTTACGAGCACTGACAGTAGCTGACTATACATTCCTTGTTAATAAGAATAAAGTTATACAACGGAGTGAAGCTGCTGAACAAAAGTCTACACCACCTGATGATGAGGCACTTATTGTTGTTAAGCTAGGGGACTATGAGAAAGCTTACAGTATATATGTAGACGATAAGTTAGTACCTCTAGCTACAGCGTTGCAAGGACAACACCATGATTACAGCAGTACGAGCCACGGCAATACATCTGTTCAACCTGCTACTTATATAAGTGGACCTGCTGATGTGGAACCTAAAGGCAACCACGCTGATACAGCTTTTATAGCTAGAGACTTGTATGATTGTATAGATGAAAGTGTGGTTAATACAAACTCAGGCGTATCTAGCATTACTATAAATGCGGGACCTTCAGCTACTGGAGACGGTTGGTTAGGTGGACACTCGACTGGTACTTATGTTGTAGAAACTGTAGAACCTCGAAGCCAAGTAGTCTCTTTTTATGCCCAAACCGCATTTGCGGGCACAAGGAAACTTAAGACTGAGTACCAAGTAAAGCTACAAGTTAATATCATACAGTCAGGAGCTGCTACTGCATCAGCTGAGTTATTAGTAACTAAGGGTGTTATAACATCTGCTAGGAATATAAAGAGAGGTAGTGGTTTTAATCCATCTAATCCTGTATCTTTACAGTACAAACCGTATAGAAGGCAAAAAACCGTTGGGTTTGCTGCAAATCCCAAATGGTCTGGGTGGGATGAAATAAAAACAGGAGATAGAGATTACTATGTACCACCTGCTACTTTTAATTCATCTACAAATGTTAATACTGACCCTGTACAAATAACAACTGTATCATTTACTGATGGAGGTTTTCAAGTAAGCTTAGGTGGTTCTGTTATTAAACTCACAAGTACAGCAGGTCCTTTCAATATACGAGCAGAAGACGGTTTGGCAGACCAAGCGTTAGGCGTTGTATACAGAGAAGTAAGCAACATTACAGAGTTACCTATTAAATGTTACAATGGATTCGGTCCTGTTAAAGTAATAGGTGATGCAGACATCGATCAAGACGATTACTATGTACGGTTCTCTACTAAAGATAAGACTGACTTTGGTGACGGTAGTTGGATAGAAACAGTTGGTTATTTCCAAGACGAATCAGAAACGAGTGCGTTAGAAGGTATAGATACTTTGTTAACGACTGATACAATGCCTGTCACTCTTACACCTTTCTTTAATAACGCTACAATAACAGATTTTAGATTATCTACACCTAACGATATATTATATGTAAAGCACAATAGTAAATACTATAGGTTAGATGTGGAAAACAGAGCGGATACTGATACAGAACCGGGTGTAGGTAGTGACTGGGAAGATGTATGGACTGAGGTAGACGAGACAAAAGATACAACAGCAACTGTAGGTTATTTAACTTGGAAGTCTGGTACCTTCTACTACGGTCCTACTGATAGAAACAGGCGAGGTGGGTGGAGTGCACGATCAGCGGGAGACGACAACACCAATCCATTCCCTTCGTTCGTCGGTAAACAGATACGAGACATCTTCTTCTTTAAGAATCGCTTAGGTATACTTACAGATAGTAATGTTATCTTCTCCGAAGCCGACGAGTACTTTAACTTCTTCCGTACTACTACACAGCAGTTACTAGACAGTGCAGTTATAGATGTAGGACTAAGCCATACAAAGGTAGCTATACTAGAACACGCTGTACCGTTCCAAGAGAAGTTGATGTTATTCAGTCAAGGCTCACAGTTCGTACTTCGTGGAGCAGATGTGTTATCACCTAAGACTGTAGCTATATCTCCTGTAACTGAGTACGATCTATCAGATGGTATACAACCTGTAGCACTAGGTAACTATATATACTTCCCATTTAAACGAAAAGACTTTGAAGGAGTATATGAATACTTTGTTGATAACAATACTGAGACGTTTAACGCTGAAGAGATAACGCAACAAGTACCTAAGTATATTACATCTGATGTAAATAGGATAGTAGGTTCACAGTCTGAGAATACTATTGTTATAGGTACATCTAAAGACCCTAAGACTTTGTTTGTGTATAAATACTTCTGGAGTAATAAAGAGAAGGTACAAAGTGCTTGGATGAAGTTTACCTTTGAACGAGATGTTAGAGGCTTTGACTTTATCGACAGTGACTTGCATTTAATAACAGCAGACACTGACGGTTTGCATCTAGAGAAACTTACACTTGAAGACGGTATAACGGACACCGACTTAGATTATACATTGTATCTTGATAGTAAGGTAGACGGTAGTGCTTTGACTACTAGCTACGATGCAGCTGCTAAGACTACTACTATAAGTGGTTTCCCTTATGATCCTACTAATGTAGCTATATACACGAAGAACGGTCATAACACACCCTTCACTCGTACATCTTCTTCTGCGGGGACTGTCGTAGGTGATCTTACTTCTACTCCATTCTTTGCAGGTAAGCCGTACAATATGTTGTACAGGTTCTCCAATCAAACGTTAAAGCAACCAACGGAACGAGGCGGTCGCAGTGCATCTGACTATGCTTTCCAAACAATACGTAACGGTAGTATTGACTATGCAGATACTGGACACTTTACTGTTGAAGTAACTCCGAAGTACAGAGATAAATACAGCTACGCTTTTAATCCTGACATCGTAGGAGCTAACTTGACACTTAATCAATTCACACCACAGAACGGACACTTTAGATTCCCTGTACAAGCACAACCTAATGAAGCTACTATCGAAGTTAAAAGTGACAGTGCGTTACCAGTTAAGTTATTAGGTGCTGAGTTTGAATCGATGTTCATACCAAGGAGTAGAAGATATGGAGCTTAGAATAGACGACGCACAGCTCGATATGGATGCAGCTAATTTATACGAGGACTTACGGGAGGATGATATGCTAGAGATACTCGGCTTAAATCATCACCCTAGAGATGCTGTCTATATGTCTTACTCTTGTTCTACTAAGTGCTACAGCGTGAAAGATGAGATGAATAACTTATACTGTTCCTTCGGAGTAGCTCCTATCAAAGGTACTAATATCGGAAGTGCTTGGTTATTAGGTACTAGAAGATTACCTACGATTAAGAAGTTCTTTATTAAAAACTCAGCCGAACGCATGGAAGGATTGTTAGACGGCTTTGATTACCTGACTAACTTCGTTATGCGTAGTAACAAGCTGAGTATTAAATGGTTGGAGTGGTTAGGTGCTGAGTTTCAGGATTGTCAGTTCCAAGGGTATCTGTCATTTGTATTAGAGAGGAAGTAATTATATGTGTGTACCATTAGCAGCAGCAGGTTTAGCATTAGGAGCAGCATCAGCTGGGGCATCGGCTATAGGTGGTAGACAACAAGCCAAGGCACAGTACCAAGCACAGCTTCAACAGAATGAGATGCAGCGTCGTTATCAAGCTCAAGCAGCAGAAGCGGAACGTACTAGGGCATTACAAGAACAAACATCACTTCGCATGCGTCAAGCACAAGAGCAAGAAGCTGTAGGACGTGAGTTAGAACAAGTAGGACTTAAATCACAAGCAGCACTTGCTAGAGCTAGAGTATCAGCAGGTGAGTCAGGTGTAGCGGGAGTTTCGGTTGACGCTTTAATGGGAGACTACATGGCACAGGAAGCTGGCTATCGCAGTGCATTACTTCGTCAACAAGAACTCAGTGGAGTAGGTACAGGACTTGGGCTTGAACAGATAGGACTAGCTTCTCAACAACGTCTTATCGGTATTAACCAACCTATAGCAGAACCAATACGTCCTAGAGGACTCGGTATACAAGATGTGTTAAGCGTAGTTAGTGGTGGTCTTCAAGGATATATAGCAGGTAGGTCGTTGAGCGGTGGTGGCGGAGGTACTAGAGCTTTAAAGGATTATACTTCATCTACGACTAAGTTGGGATCAACAGGACAAACATATACTGGTGGTTATTATATACCGGGCATAACACGTAGATAATTATGGCTAGAGAACGAGTACAAGTACAAGGCTTAGGGGGTGCAGTTCCCGGTATTCAGCCTACCATTCAACGAGCAGGTCAATACGCAGTTGCTCAAGTAAGGGCTGCTCCTGTACAAGTTCCTCAAAGTAATAAGTTGTTGGACTTAGCTAAGACTTTAAATACAAGCCAACAAATATTACAGCAATACGGACAAGCAGCAGAACAAGAAGCACAGTTATTTGAAGAGGAGTTAAGCCGTAAAAGCCCAGAGGAAATACAAGCCATGCTCAAGAAGACGGAGGGCGAGCTTGATAAACAAGTACGTCGAGGAGCTATAGGCTGGTTGACTTCTCCGTTAAATCAGAAGAGGAAACTTAGGGCGGTAGGTAAATTAGCTAGTAGAGACTTAGTAAGTGAAATACAACAAAGGTTACTCAATCCCCAGAAGGACGACCCCGAAGACGCAGAGCAAAGAGTAAGTTTTGTTAAACAACAATTCATAGAGAATACACCAGCCCTTCAATCATTATTCGCCCAAGAAGGTTTAAATGAATCCACTAACTCTAGTATTAAAGAACTCGTAGTTAATTATGAACTTCAGCAAGCTAAAATAGCTAAGGAAGAAACACTGTTTGCTACAGGTGCTAGTATGTATGATAAGATAGAATCACTTACTGAGAACTTAGGAATACAGGAACAACTACTAGCAGGTAATTTTAACTTCCCAGTAGAAACACTTGAGGATGGATCAACTATTAGTTTGGGTGATTATATCAAAAAACAATGGGAAGAGACAGGAGCTTATTCACCAAAAGAGCAACGAGGTTTACTTACAAGTTTGTTAAATAAAATGGCTACAAATGATATGGAGGACCAAGCTGACGGTTTATTATTGTGGGCTAAGTCTAATTTAAAATTTGGTACTGCCTCTATGTCTAGTATGGAATTTGAGGATTTGGAGTTTTTAATAGATAAAGCAGGCGAAGCTTCGGAGCAAAGAAGGGAGGAAGAGAATCTAGAGTTTGTAAATAATACGGACGGAGATTACAAAATCCAACTTACTAAACTAAAGTTAGATGGCACAATCCAATACGATGGCGAAACTTTTACTGATAAGCTTAAGCTTGATGAACACTTTAAAAGAAAAGTAATTGAAGACCCCAATCTGTCTCCCGAACAAAAAGGCACACTACTCGATAACATAACAGCATCTACTCAAGGAACCTTTAGGGACCCTGAGACTTACACTAAGAAATTAATTTTAGATAAAGCACCAGAGGCTTCAGCACGAGGAGTAGGACAAGCTTTAAGTAATATATTAGTAAATGTAGACATACCTGATGTTTATAAAAACAGACCAGAGATTCAAAGCATTTTAAGCGACAGTGGGGATAAAATAAAAGCACTAATAGACCAACGTATGGATACTGAGTTTGTGGGTCTACCGACAGATAAAGCAGGCACAGCAGCAACCGAATACGCTAGGGAGTTGTTACGAGAAGAGATGCCTAAAATAATAGCAGAAATAAAAACCGCTTACGATAACATAGAAGCCGAGGAAATAGAACAAGGAAAAGGAGTGAGGATTGGGGAGAAAAAAACTGAAGAACCAGAACTTCCTAGTCCTGACGATGACCCTGATGAGTTAATTAAATTATTACCTAAGTGGCAGAGTTTTATAACAAAAGACCCGAACGATGCTAAATCAAACAAAGCTAAAGACTATATAAACGAATACACGCCTAAGATTGCTAATGAAACAGCTAAACTAGCTTTAGATAAAGATAGATATTTAGGTATTGGCGTAAGATATAGTATAGAAGAAGCTATAGGGAGGCATTTACAATTCGCATCTAGAATGAATGGTGTTTTTACTGTGGATGTGTTGGAGAGAGTAGATGATCAAGGTGTTGCTTACACATACGCTGGGGTACCTTTTAAACCTAAGGAGTTAATAGGAAATGTAAATGCTGGTACGGTTGTTATTCTTACCGAGGAACAGCTTGCTAATAAAGACACAGACGAAGGTTTAAGTTTAATAAGAAGAGCTAAGGAAGCAGCTGGTATTACACTCGATGTTTATGAGTTTATAAGACTTCAAGAAAAAAGACGTAAGAAATTTATTGTAGACTATATCCCGTTCCCAGATATGTATAAACCGTTAGATGTTAGTTTTGAACTAGAAGAGTTAATAAGAGAACAATCAAGTCAACAATTCGATCCGTTACCTGATTTCATAATCATTGATTAGTTATGGCTATAGAAGAAATAAATAAAAACACCGAAGAAGAACAAGACAACGATTTCTTTGATTATGCAGGCGACGTATTAGCTGCTCCGTTTCGTGGCGTAGAGGGTGCTATACAGGGTGCTTACAACTTAGCGGACTATTTAGCATTTGATGTACTTCCTGACTACGATACTCGTTTCCTTGGCACTTCTAAAACAATGGCAGGCGGTGCTGTGGAAGGTATAGCACAATTTGCTACAGGATTTGTACCGCTATTCGGATTAGCAGGTAGAGCAGGTGCGTTAGCTAAAGCAGGTAAGGCTACGCAAGCTGTTGTTGCTGGTGCTGCTACTGACTTTACTTTCTTTAACGGACAAGAAGCTAGACTGTCTAATCTTATTCAACAAGTACCAGAGTTACAGAATCCAGTTACTGAGTTCTTAGCTTACGATGAAGACGAAGGGGAGCTAGAGGGACGCATGAAGAATGTGTTGGAGGGTCTAGGTCTTGAAGCTGTAGCGGGTACTTTTATTGCAGGGTTGAAGGCTATTAAGAGGGGGAGGAAAGTAAAAGAAGAAGGAGGCACTGCGGAGCAACAAGCACAGGTAGTTAACGACACTCTTGAAGGCGGTAAGACTTTTGCTGATATGCCTCAGTTAAATGAAGATATATCCCTGATACAAAAAGAACTAGACCAAGATAAAACTAGGCTAGATGAGTTGTTAAAAAAGAAAGAAGAAGGTAAAGCGACTGGTGCTGATGAGACTAGAATCTCTATGCTTGAAAGACGTATAGAAGGTAAAGAAGCTGATCTTCGTGTGTTAGGTGATGTTAGGACTGCTGATGTAAAGGATAGGGTAAGAGTAGCAGAAGAAAGAGAACTACAGGAAAGAGTAGAAGAACTTGACGAAACTTTAGAAGACTTTGACGAAGCTGTAGAAAGAACACCTAGACCGTTCAAGACCTACGAAGAAGAAGCTATGATGGATATTATTCCTAAAGGGGCTGACACTCTCAAGAGTAGGTTAATGAAGAAGTTCCCCATAAAGGGAGCTGACCCACAAGATGTTGCAGATGTAGAGAAGTTTATCGATGTAATGGGTAAGCGGTTGTTTGGTGATGTATCGTTATCCGTCACTAACAAGATACCATCTTCTGGTCGTTATAACTTTGGTAACAACCTACTACAAATAAGACAATCTGTTATAGACGAGGGTGGTATTAAGCGTACTATGGTTCACGAGCTTTGGCACGGACTCAGTCGTTATCTTCCTAAAACTGATGTTACTGCGTTAACTAAACAATTTGATAAAGCTAGGAGAGATTACATCAGAAGTTTTGGTGTTGATTTAGATGATACTGTTGACCCTTCTACACTACTTAAAAGAACAATACCTAAAGAACTGGAAAGATTTCTAAAAGGTAAGCACACAAATGAGAACTATAGGTTTAAAGATGTAGACGAATACTTTGCAGAAGAGATGACTGACGCTTTCTTGAAGAAGTTAGACGAGAAAGATTTAGCTCCTACAGGTACACTTAAAAGAATAGCACAAGAAGTAGCGATCATGTTCAAAGATATGTTTGCTTCTTTAAAAGCTAAGTTAGGTATCGATCAAAGACAGAAGATATTTAATGACTTCCTAAAACAACGTAATGTAACTAAGAGAGCAGAAGCACCTTTAGATTTCAGAGGGAGGTCTTTTGCTGAGATGCCTGATTTTAAGAAAGGGGCAGACGAAGTATTACAAGCTATTCCTGAGAAGTTCCGTGGGTATGCTGATGAGTTAATTAAGGGCGGTACACCTAGGCTTCCGCAGTTTGCCTTAGAGACGGGCGAGGATGTCGTTGTCCTTAAAGAGTTATTAGAAAAATACTACAAAGATAATCCTGATAAAGTAACCGTAGAAGGTGCTATTACGGAAGTAGATGTAGAGATTGAACAACAGATAATGCTACAGCAGGGTAAGGATGCTGCTACTAAAATAGCCGAAGCTCGTGTAGTACAACAAAGTTTAAGAGATCAAGCAAAAGGCGTTATTGATAATCTTACTGAAGCAGTTCAAGAATACAAGGATGCCGGTGGGGGTTCTGCTGCTATAGCTAAACTTAAAAACAACTTCCAACAACTATTAAATGTAGCTGATATATACAGGCAGATTGGTAGAGAAACTGGTATAACATTACAAGCTAGACGTGAGAACTTCAGTAACCGAAAGATAGGATTAAGTGAATCTGACATACAAATCGAAGGTTTAAGGAATCAATTTATAAATGCTTCTGGTGGAATGCACCCTGATAAGCTTGTTAAATTAATACAGGAAACAATAGATGAGGGTAATCCAGACTCTATGATTGCTTCTATGTTTAAAATAGCTAAACAAGCACAAGGTAAGCATTTTTTAGATATGCCTACTGAGTATTGGATGAACGCTATACTTAGTGGACCTAAAACTCAGATGGTTAATATCATGGGTAACAGTCTAACTCAAGCTATGTCTACATTAGAAGCTGTCGTAGGTGGAATAGCCTCTGGTAATTTAAGCGTGGTAAAAGCAGTTATGGCTTCTTGGGCTGACGGTCGAATGATTTCTGAAGCAGCTCATTTCGCAAAGAAAGCTTTTAAACAAAACGATAATTTACTAGACCCGCAAGCTAGAGCTTTTAGCGATAGACCCCAAGGTGCTATTACTGGTGAAAGAATTGCTTCAAGTCGTGTGGGGGGTATGGTAACCGAGCGAGGATTAACTAGTAAGAAATCATTAGATGCTCTTGGTAACTTCATAAGGATACCCGGTAGGTTGTTATTAACATCAGATGAATTTTTTAAACAACTAGCTTACCGTAGGGCTGCTAGGTTAAAAGCCGCTATGTCAGGTATACAACAAGGAATTAAGGACCCTAAAAAACTATCTGAGCATATACATAATACTTTAGAGGGTATAGTTACCGAAGGAGGTCGAATGGCTTCCGAGGAGGGGTTGGCTAGGGAGGCTGCTGAATTAGCTGCAAAACGTAACCTTACGGGAGTTGATAAAGATAAGTTTATTCTAAAATATATAAAGGAAAATTTTAATAAAAGTAAGTCATCTTTAATGCAGTACGCTCAAGACGAAGCACAATACTTAACGTTTACTAGGGAGTTACAAGAAAAAACATTAGGCAGGGTACTACAAGATGCCACTAATAAACTACCTATGTTAAGATTAGTATTACCTTTTGTACGTACTCCTACTAATCTTTTAAAGTACGCTTTTGAAAGAACACCCGGAATTTATGTTTTAAAGGAGGAGCGACTAAGATTGCAAGCTGATTTAACAAGCGGTGATCCTATAAGAAGGTCTCAAGCCACAGGTAAACTAATGACATCCTTATTCATATCAGGTGTGTTCGTAGATACTATATTTAATAATAGGGAATACATTACAGGAGGAGGCCCGTCAGATGAAAAGAAAAAGAAAGCTTTGATGGCTACTGGTTGGAGACCTTACAGTATTAAAATAGGAGACACTTACTACAGCTACCAAAGACTCGACCCTCTATCTACGTTATTAGGTTTGGGTGCAGACTTAGTAGAGGTAGGTTTAAATGAGCCTAGAGAGTTTGATGAGTCAGGTTTAGAAAAAGTTTTTTCAGCTTTAACTTTAAGTATAACAAGGAACGCTACTAATAAATCTTACTTAGCTGGCATTCAGAATTTCACAGATGCACTTAGTGACCCTGATAGATATATGCCAAAATTTGGGCAGAACTTCTTATCTTCTTTTGTTCCTAATATTATATCCCAAATGGCGGATTACGACACACAAGCATTAACTGAAGTGAGAACTATAGGGGATGCTTTTGCTAAAAAGTTAGGAGCTAGAAGCGGGTTAGATAAAAAGAGGAACTTATTAGGTGAGGAATACACAGCAGAGCAATGGATGGGTACAGGTTTTATAAATCCAATCGCTATGTCTCCTTATAAAGAAGATGCAGTGTTGGAAGAAATGGCGAGCTTGAACCATGCTTTTAGACAGCCTCAGCCTAACTTAGGTGGACAAATAAATATGCTTGAGCATGAAAACGAAAAAGGGCAAACAGCTTACGATAGGCAACTAGAGCTACTTAAAAGTGTGAAAGTAGGGGGAGAAACAATGCGTTCTGCTTTAAATAGATTAGTTAAAAGTAAAAACTATAAAAGTTTAACTCCGATATCTGAACCCGGTTTACCTAGCCCTCGTGTTCAAAAAATAAATAGCATACTCAGTCGCTTTAGAAAAGAAGCTAAAAAACAAATGCTTACCGAGTTTCCTGAACTAGCTGAACAGTATAAAGGGCTTACAGCAGCAAGAGCAGGTTTAAAAGGTGGTATGCAACGTGAAGATGTACTTGCTCTTCTCTCTCAATAATTAATAATATATATCATCATGGCTGTCACATACATAGACCACACAGGAACCCAAGGACAAACTGACTTTGCTTTTACTTTTCCGTACCTCGAAGACGAACACATTAAGGTAGAGATAGACGGCGTAGGTACGACTGATTTTACTGTTGTAGCTACACCTACCGCTAAGATCGTACTAGACACAGGACTAAGTGCTGCAGCTTCTGTACGAGTAAGACGACGTAGTGCTCCTAACGTGAACCTTGTAGACTTCGTGAATGGTTCTGTATTAACGGAGGCTGAGTTAGATTTATCGTACCGTCACAACCGTTACCTAGCTGAAGAGATTGCAGAGTTGAACGATCAATCGTTACAGGTCGAAAACGGAGGTACACAGTGGGACGCTCAGAGCTTACGCATTAAGAATGTAGGTACTGCTACAGATACTACAGATGCGGTAACAAAAGTATATGTTGATAACAAAGTTGCTCAGGTATCCACTGGTGCTACACAACCTCCGTTGAAGTGGGTATTCTCTGCTATATCTGGAACTAATAATACTTACACAGTTACAGGAGCTGAAGTCTTAGGAGATACAGCTTATGAAGTAAGTATTGACGGACTGATTAAAGAACCAACTGTTGAGTACACCGTAGAC